TGGCGCCGTAGATTTTCTTGAGCTGGCCGTTCTGGTAACTGGCGAGCGTAAGAGTCGCCTGGGTGGATCCGGCGGCGCCGGCGGGGACGTCGTCGAGGACGTAGACGCCGGTATTGAGTCCGAGTCCGACGGCGGGGAGGAACGTCGCCATGCCGGCGGGGCTGGCGGAGCCGCCGTAGAAATGCGTGGAGAACGTGCAGCGGCCCTGGCGTCCGGAGGGGACGCTGGGCAGGCGGGCGAACCCGCCCTGCTTGGACCGCTCCTCGATCTCGGTGGACTGCTGGATCATGCAGTCGAAGACGTTGAAGGCGGCGTCGTCGGCGCCGACGGCGATGGCGGTTCCCTCGGTGGTTTCCGTTTTGGCGGCGAGTGTTCGTTTACGTTTCACAAGGGGCATCGGTAGCCTCCTCTCTTGGGGCGTCGCAGCGGATGAGCGCGGCGCGGCGGCTGCGGGCGACGCGCCGGAGGACGGGGTAGACCGGGCCGCCCTCGATGCGGATGGCCGCGCCGGGCGGTGGGGCGACGGGAGGCGAGACGAGGAGGACGTGGCCGCGCGGGGTCTCCGCCGCGATCGCGCGGAGGGGCGCGCGGACCGGCCCGTCGTCGCCCGGGGTCTCGAGGGCGGCGTCGCGTCCCTCGCGGGCGAGCAGGTCCGGCGTCCGCCGGGTGAGGCTGAGCATTTCCATGGGGGTCTCCTATACCTGTGTAAACGGGTCCGACTCGAGCGTGCCGAACTGGACGTCGAGATTGACGATCGTTCCCTCGAAGGCGTCTCCCTGGAGGAAGCCGAACGGCTCGCGGATCGTGGCGGTATGCGCGAGTCCGCCGCAGGTCGGGTCGGCCATGAGTTGCTTCTCGACCGTGGCGCGCAGGTCGTTGACGGCGGTGTCGACCGCGTCGGTGGACCCGTCCGCCGGGCGCACGTAGATCGCGATCATGAGCGGCTGGATCCAGTAGAGGGCGCCGTGCGTGCCCTCGATCCGCTCGGGGTTGTCCTGGTACAGGACGGCGAGCCGGTGGCGGGGGCGCGTGGGCATGCCACCTCGGGCGGGGCGCTCGACGGCGACCAGGTCCTCGCTCGTCACGAGCTCCTCCAATTTCGTCTTGACCCACGCGACGATCCGTTCCTGGATGCAGCTCGCCATGTCAGCCCTCCGTTCTCACGCGCTCGCGGCGCTTGCGCTCGCGGCTCACCAGGTAATCGGCCCCCTCGCGCAGCTCCTTCTGCAGGCGTTCGTCCGCGAGTCGCCGGATCTCCGGCTCGAGTCCCTGGGCGCGGATGACGTCGGTGAGGGAGCGGGTGCGCATCTCGCGGATGGGGAGACGCGGCCTGCCGACGCGCTCGTAGACGCCCTCGTGCCCGGAGGGCATCGTGGCGATGAATCCGCGCTCGAGCACCTGGCGCTTCCCCTCGAGCCGGACGCTGACGCCCTTGCGGGTGAGGCGGGGCTTGAGGAGGATCAGGGGCCAGCCGACGGCGCCGGCTCGGACGCGTCCGAACATGTGCTTTTTCGCCTTGGTTTGCCAGGCGCGGGACTTCAAAATCTTCTGCTTGATCTTCATCGCACGGGCGGCGCGCTTGACCATCTGCGAGCGGACGTGGCGCGTGGTGCGATTGATCGCGCGTTTCATCACGCGCGGGATGAGCTTGGGGAACTCCTCGATCTCGCGGTTGAGGGCGACGACGTCCTCCGGTCTGAGTTTGAACTCGATCATCGGACCTCCAGGACGAGGATGCCGTTCGCGCTGCGGAGTATGCGGGCGACGGCCATCGTCTCGCGGGATCCGCCTGGCCGGCGGGCGAGGGCGAGCGTGTCGGTGCTGGTCTCGAGCTCGTCGAGCGAGATGCCGGTGATGGCGTCGTCCTCGACGGTGATCTCGACATAGGGCCGGACGCCCTCGGTATCGTCCACGGGCTGCACGACGCCGCGCTTGACGGCGGCGCGGATCGTGCGGGACGTTCCGTCCGCCTGGCCGTAGACGACCTCCTCGCCGAAGAGGTCGTCGCGGCAGATCGTGCGGGCGATGTCGGCGAAGTCGAATGTCACGGGGCGGCCTCCTGGAGGGTCCGCGCCCGGCGAACGTCCGTGGCAGCGCCGGACGCCGGGGACCGCCGGGCGCGGGGGACGGAGAGCGTGTCGCGGTAGAGGCGTCGATCGACATGCGCGATCGGGTGGCCGGGCGTGTCGACGGGGAGCGAGGCGAGCACGTCCGGCTCCTCCATGGTCGGGTAGATGGGCTCGAGCGTGGCGAGGACGTCATCGAGGCCGCAGACGGCAACGCGGGTGCGGAGGTCGCCCTCGCCGTAGCTGACGGCGACGGTCCCGTCGCGCACGACCAGGCCGGCCGGGAATATCGTCCCCGTGACGAGGGGGCGCGACGAGTCGTAGTGGATTTTCGGATAGAGGTCCTGGAACAGGACGCCCCGCCGGCTGGCGTGGGTGAACCGGAACGGGGGGGTCGGCTCCATGAGCAGGAACCCGAGGCTGTAGCAGCCGGCGCCGGAATCGAAGAGGCGCGGATCGTAGCGCAGTCGGTCCCACGAGGTGTGGAACATGCTCAGGTAGGCGCCGAGCTCCGACACGTAGACGTGCGGCGTGGAGCCGTGCAGCTTCATATCGATGGGCAACCGCTCCGTATAGGTGGCGTGGAGCGGGCGGACGAGGCCGGCGTCCCAGTCGGCGATTTCGAGGACGACGTGCGGGTTGAGTCCGTAGGAGATGCGGAGGCGGTCGCCGTGGAGGAACGGGACCCAGTTCTTCTCGATCACTGCGAGGGGGCTCGGTTCGGCGCGATCGTAGAACGGCTGGGGGGCGGCGCCCTGGCCGGCGGCGAGGTCGCTCGCCTTGATGCGCGGTCCGTCGACGGCGCCGCGCAGGGTCGTGCGGCGGACGACGCGGATCGTATCGGGGTAGCGCGCCTCGATCTCGACGGCGCACTGGACGCGCGGCACGTCGCCCTCGAGTCGGCTGTGGAGCAGCCAGTACCGGTCGGTCTGGGGCGCGCGGAGCAGGCGCGGGTCCTCGCCGTTGGGCCACTGGGCGAGGGTATCGGACGCGGGCTCGAACCGGCGGTCCAGGAACGCGAGGCCCATGGACCCGGGCAGGGCGTAGTCACGGCGCAGGGCGACGAGGTAGCCGTTGCCGCCGGCCGGCGCGATGGAGCTGTTGAACTGGACAGGGCTGTCGGGGACGGCCAGGACGCGGAACGTCGAGCAGGGGAGGAGGTTCTCCGGCGCCTCGGCGATCTGGAACGCCAGGCAGGTGCCCTGCACGCGATGGATGCGGTTGCGCTCGCGGCGATTGAGGAAGTCGATCACGCGGTGGGCCCCGCCGGCGCCCGGGTTGGGGTCGTCGCGCTTGTAGTCGTGCCAGCAGATGAGGCCGGGGCGTCGGACGATCCGCCGGGCGAGTTTGGTGTCGAACCAGACGCCCTCGTAGGCGTGGTCGCCATCGATGAAGATGAGGTCGAACCGGCCGCAGGTGTCGGGGGCGATGTCGTGGCTCCCGTTGGGCAGGACCTTGAGGACGAAGCGCGGGTCGGAGACCCACTTGCCGCACTCGGTGCCGCGCTCTCTCCAGAGGGCGTGCTCCTGGGTATGGCCGAGGCCGTCGTGTCCGACGCAGTCGGGGTGCTCGCCGTGCTGGGTCGAAATGCCCATCATATACTCGGGTCCGCAGTCGACGCCCCAGTACTCCTCGATCCAGGGGCACTCGCGCAGGAGGAGATGGGCGGTGGCGCCGTAGCGCACGCCGATCTCGAGGACGCGGCGGGGGCGGAACGTGCGGGCGAGGGCGAGGAGGCACTGGCGGTCCGTGGGGACGCCGTTGGCGAACTCGGGGATGGGGGCGGCGAGTCCCTGGCCGAACAGGCCGAAGAACATCTCCATGGAGATCTCCGGGGCGGGCGGCACGGCGACCATGATGTTGTGGGGGGCGGCGTCGGCGGGGCGGGGCGTCTCCGTGACGTCGCGCCGGCCGGCGGGGACGGGGCAGACGAGCCTGGCGAGCTCCTCGTAGTCCACGACCCGGGTCCCGGGCCTGGCGCGCCGGAGCATGCGGAGCTCTCGACAGGAGCGGCATTTCTCGGTAGCGACGGTGACGTTCATGTAGTTCTCGTTGATCGGTTGTCTGGCCGGAGCGGGACGCGGCCGGCGGACCGCGGCAGCGGCGGCGACCGGCCGCGTCCCTGGGTGCATCGGTTACGTCAGCAGGCGCAGCTCGGCGTCGTCATCGGAACAATCGCCGGCGGAGGCGGTGGTCGCCTTGAGCCGGATGTAGCGGTAGCAATCCGAGGGGAGCCGGACGCGCTTCTGCGTGGCGCTGGCGCCGCCGACGGAGGCGGTCGCCTCGACGGTGAGGACGGTGCCGTAGAGGTCGCTGTACGAGCTGTCGTCGGCGGAGTGCTGGACCACGTAGGCGACGGAGCCGCCGGCGGGGAGCTGCGTGGCGTCGAGCTCGGGGGAGCGGACCTCGAGCTCCATGCCGGCGAGGCGTGCGTCGTCGGCCGGGGCGGCGCCCAGGTCGTGGGCGCTGGTGTAGACCGAGCCGTCCGACTCCGGCAGGGCGATGGCCTCGTTGAGCTCGGCGTCCTGTCGCCGATACGTCGATTCGTTACTCATGAGTCGATCTCCTCTGTTGAGGTGTTGCGGGCGGGCGCCCCCGCGCGGGGGCGCCGTTCCGGGTTAGTCGTTGGTCTCGGCGTCGCTGATGGCGTCGGTCACCTCGATGGGGATCCCCTCGAACTCCGTGGGGATGGGCGCGGGGGCGCCGGTGGCGTTGGTGGCCGTACGGCCCTCGCGGAGGTAGCCACGGGAGCGGCGCGTCATCAGGATGACGTTCGGGACGATGCCGGTCGGGAACTTCTCGAGCGCGGCGTAGATGTCGTCGTCGGTGAGCTTGTTGTCCGGCTCGATGTTCTTGATCCGGACCATGCTGTTCTCGTTGACGAGCTGGGCGCCGATGTAGGCCATCATCGGCTGACGATAGCCGGTGTACGGGTTGCCGTCGTCGTCGGTGAGGCGCACGTCCTCCTGGAGGTCGCCGAGGGTCATGCGGCCGCCCTGGCCGACGATCCACTGGACGTAGCGCTCGCCGGTGGCGAGGAGCCAGACGGAGGAGCAGTCGGCGCCGGATCCGCCGACGTCGACGACCATGTTCGTCGAGTCGTAGAGCTCGATCAGGCCGGGGAACCCCTTGGTCGGGTTGCTCGCGGCGGAGGTGGCGACGTCGGTCGCGGTGCCGTAGTAGAACTGGGAGCACACGGCGCGGAACTGGCCCTCGAGCAGGCCGGCGCCCTCGAGGGCGAGGAATCGCTCGGCGCCCTTGGGGTGGGCGTCGGCGACCGCCTTGTCGCACTCGATGGCGCGGTCGAGGATGAACGTCTCGATGAGCTTGTTGGCCCACGAGGATTTGACGGCGGCGGTGCCCTCGTTGGCGTTGCGGAAACCTCCGGTGGGGACGGAGGTGCGGAGGAGGCACCGGAACGACTGGCCGGGGATGTCCATGGCGGGGATGATCCGCATCTCCGGGTTCGACTGGATGGACGCCTCGATGAGGGGGATCATCGCGTCGTCGGCGACGTGCTTGGCGATGTCCAGCAGGGTCGGCTGGCTCATGGCTGTTTCTCCTAAATCCTGTTCGTGTTGCGTTTCGCCTTGATGGCGTCGGCGGCCTCGCCGATGAGGTCGCGCGAGTCGCCGGCGGCGGCGGTCGGTTTGCCGTCGCGGCGTTTTTCGTCGGCGGCGCCGACGGGGACGGCGGTCTCCGAGCCGAGCGCCTCGGTTCCGTCGATCGCCGTGCTCTGCGCGTCGAGGCGCTGCTGGAGCACGGCGGCGTGATCGAGGAGGGCCTGCTCGACGGACTGGCCGGCGGCCTGGGCCTCGAGGGCCTTTTCGGCGCCGACGGTGGCGGCGAGTTTGAGCGCCTGGGCGGCGGTCATGGGGGCGGCGGCCTCGGGGGCGTCGGGGTCGGCGTCGGCGGTCTCGTCCGCCTCGTTCTCCGAGCTCTCCTCCTCGGCGGAGGCGTCGGTATACTCGCGCTCGACGGCGAGCGCCTGGCCGGCCTCGAGGGAGACGGATTCCTCGGCGGGCGCGGTCCACCCCTCGACGCTTTGGTAGCTCACGCGGTACTCGCCCGCGGCCAATTCGAGCGTCGCTCCGCTCTCCTGCCATTCGCCGTCGTCCACGCGCCAGGCGGCGCCGGCGTCGACGGCCTCCTGGGGGACGAGGGTGACGGTCAGGCTGCCCGCGTCGCCCTCCTGGGTCTGCGGGTCCTGCGGGTCCTGCGACTCCTCCGCCTGCGCGGCGCCCGGGCTGTCCTGGGCCGATTCGGCGGAGGCCTGTTTGCGGCGACCGAATAGCGACATGGTCGGTCCTCCATTCTGCGATTCGGCCCGGTATTCTGTCCCGCCGGGCGTTACGGGTTGGGACGCGCGCTCCAGCGCGGCGTTTGCGTTTGCGGCGGCGTCGACCAGGCCGAGGCGGAGCGCCTCGGGGGCGAGCCAGACCTGGCCGGTAGCGAGGGCGGCCACGTCGTCCACTGCGGCGCCGCGACCGCGCGCGACGGCCTCGATAAACTGCGCGTTGATGTCGTCGACGACGCGCTGCGCGTCGGCGAGCTCGGACTCCGTGACGGCGGACCCGGAAGCGTCGCCGCCCTTGAGGAGGGCGGACTTGACGATGCGGGTGTCGACGCCGATGTTGAGCAGCATGCGGTTCCAGTCGTCGATGACCATGAACGTGCCGATGGAGCCGACGATGCTGCTGCGGTTGGCGAGCACGACGTGGGCCTGGGAGGCGGCGAGGTAGGCGGCGGAGCAACAGAGGTCGTCGGCGTGGGCGACGATCGGCTTGGCGTCGCGGGCGGCGAGGATGGCGTCGGCGAGCTCCTGGACGCCGTACATGAGTCCGCCGGGGCTGTCGATCTCGAGCAGGATGCCCCGGACGTCGGCGTCGTCGGCGGCGCGGGTCACCAGCTCGGCGGCGACGGCGGTGTCGGTGGCCATGCCGAGGCGCACGAGGATGCGGGGCGCCCCTTTCCACATGATGCCGGCGATGCGGACGACGGCGACGTCGTCCATGATTTCCAGCGGCGGCAGGACGGCGACGGGGGCGTAGTCCTCGATCTCCTGGTTGGTCGCGGGGAGATCGGCGACGGCGGCGAGGAATCCGTAAAGCGCGTCCGGCTTGACGGCCCAGGGTTGGCAGGCGCGGGCGGCGAGCATGCGGACGAGTCGGTCGGGCGGTCGCGGCGATTCGGTCATCGGTCGGTCCTCGGGGCGGTGAGTTGAACGACGGGCTGGCCGGCCCACTCGAGCTGCAGTCCGAGCTGCTGGCCGTAGGCCTGGAATTTGGCGATCTGCTCGAGGACGTGGTTGCCGTCCCCGTGGCCGTGCTCCTTGGTCCAGCGGTAGGGGTCGATCAACCCGGCGGCCATGCCCTTGATGGCGGCGTCGATTTCGTCCATCTCGTTGAACCAGGGGACCGCCTCGGGCACCCATTCCCAACGGACCCGGTCAAGCTCCATGCGGGCAGGGATGGAGAACTCGCCGTCCTCGATGCCGCGCACCACCTGGCGGAACGTCCAGGAGTCGAGCAGGGAGATGTTGTCGTCCCGTTTCTCCTTGCAGGACTTCTCGTACTCGAGCTTAGCCGTGCGGTGGATGGAGAAGCTGCCGTCCTTGGCGTTGAAGAAAATATAGGGGAGGTCCACCGCGAGGAGCGCGATCTGCATGGAGAGCTCCGCGTAGTCGCGGAACTCGGCGCTCGGCGTCTTGGACTCGAGCAGCTCGATCTTGCTGGTGGTGGGGAGGTTGAGGATGGAGGCGACGCCGGGCTTGATGAAATTGGTCTCGATCTCGTGGGTGACCGTGCCGTCGTCGTCGTCCGCCTCGGACCCCGTGGTCTGCGTCTCCGAGACGTCGAACCCGCCGACGCCGTCCGTTTCGTCGGTGAGGATGGCGACGCCGAACAATGCGTGCAACTTGGATTTGATGAGCTGGTAGTCGAATCCCTCGTAGAGGTCCTGGAGGGTGTTCAGCGCGGAGGAGAGGGGGCTGACGCCCCGGACCGTATTGGCGCGCGGCCAATAGGCGCGCTGGAGGACGTTCCAGGGCCGTGCGACCATGCCGAAGCGGCGGCTGGATCCGTCGCGGGTGCAGAGGCAGTAGTTCTTCGGCTTGAGGAGGCTGTCCACCTCGACGCCGTGGATCCATTTGCGGCCGGCGAACGCGGGGGGGAGGTCGTGCGGCGTCCAGACCAGGTCGCCCTCGACGAGCTGGGTGCGGCCGTCGCGGAGCAGGTGCCAGAAGTGGTCGCCGTCGACGACGGCGTGGCGCTCGGTGAGCGTGAGGGCCTTCTGCCGATTGAGGCGTCCGCCGGCGTCGAACTGCGCGGCGTGCGAGCGGTGGGCGATGTAGTCCTCGAGGGCGGTCTCGAATCCCGGGTCGTCCGTGGAGGCGTGAAAGACGAATCGCGAGACATAGGCGGTGTGCTTGCGGACCATCCAGGCGGCGACGGCGAAATTCCTGATCTGGTCCTGCGCCGTGGCGGTGAGCTGCCGCCGCTTGGTGCTCGTGAGGAGCACGTCCTCCGATTTGATGCTGGAGCGCGGCGCGGTCCGCTTGCGCTTGTCCTGCGTGGCGTCGTAGTCGGCGCGCGGCGCGGGGGCGTTGTTCCTGGACCGGCTGCGTTTGCGTTTGCGCGGCATCAGAAATGCCCTCGCATATCGGCGCGGGCGTGGCGCGCGGATGTCCCGTTTTCCCTGGCGAGCTTGGCCTCGAGGTCGTTGCGGATGCGGTAGAGGGTGGCGAGGGAGGCGCGGGTGACGCTGGAGTCGCCGTGGCCGGCGGCCTGGGCGGCGAGGCACTGGCTGATGGCGTCGTCCACCTCGGCGAGGCGGTCGGCGGTGTTTTTGGCGTCGAAGATGTAGACGGAGGCGGTCCCGGAGAGGTCGTCGGAGGAGGTGCGTCCGACGAGCACGAACAGCGAGTCGTCCTCCCCGTCGTAGAGGAGGACCTCCGTTCCGTTGGCGACGGCGACGGCGTCGCCGGCGGTCCCGGAGCCGGGGGCGGTCCAGGTGAGGGAGTCGGCGTCGGCGGCTGTAATCGTCCCCGTGCCGGCGTCGTGGTCGGCGGAGACGTGGAGGAGGGAGACGCCGGAGATCTCGCTGAGGAGCTGGTGGTACATGGCGACTCCCACAAAAGCGGCGCGCCCGGCGGGGGGTGCGGCCTCCGCACAGGCGCGCCTGTCACTGGTCCTGGCCTAGCAGGCCCGGCACTGAGAGTCTGTATACCACGAGATTCGGGGCCCGCTGCGCGAGATTGCTACGGGCTATCAATCGGGCGCAAAAAAAGTGATACCGGGTATCAATTCGGGGAGAAAAAGGGGGGGGGAGAGGCGCGGGGCCTCTCCCCGGGGCGGGGTCAGTCGGCGGCGGGGGCGGGGTCGCCGAGGGGGGCGTTGGAGATGTAGCGGCGGTCGCAAGCGAGGCAGCGGCGGCGGCGGCAGACGCGGCCGGGGTAGCGCGCGTCGCCGATCTGGAGGGGGCGCGCGGGGAACCGGTAGGTGTGGCTCACCTCGCTCTCGGCGCTGCCGCAGCGGGGGCAGAGGGCGGGGATCTCCGGGACGACGGGGTTGCTCTGGTAGGCGCGTTTCTCCGCCGGCTCGGGGCCGGGGTCCGCCGCGCCGGCGCGCGGGTCGTCGGGGTCCGGCGGGAGGAGGTCTCCCGCCGGGGGCGTCTGCGGTTTACGTGCGCGTTTGCGTTTGCTCATGCGGTTCTCCTTTCGGTAGAGGGATGGTTACGAGTCGTAGATGCTCTGCGTGCGAACGAGATGGATGTCGGTGACGCCGCCGGGGTCGTTGCGGCATTCCTGGGTGAAGAACTCCTCGAGGTCCTCGACGGCGTCCTCGAGGGCGGAGCGGTCGGGCCAGTGCCGGCGGGGGAGGCGCTCGCGGTCGCCGTCGGGATGGACGCGCCAGAGCGCGAACATGGGGCCGTCGGGTCCGGCCGACTCGACGATGACGACGGTCGGTCCGTCGGCGATCTCGACGCGGGGGCGCTCGGCGAGCGCGGCGGAGACGGCCTCGGGTGAGGGCACGTCGTCGTCGCGCGTGCGCGCGCGTTTCTGCGTCGCCTTCTTCTTGGTCGTCTTCTTGCTCCCGTCGGCGTTGAGTTTGCGCCACGCCTTGGGCTCGGGGTAGGTCTCGCAGGCGGCGGCGTAGAGGGGGTCGAGGTCGATGCCGAGCAGCCGGCTCATGCGCTTGCCCTCGTCGACCAGGCCGTCGGGGGTCTGCGTGACGCCGTAGGCGCCGACCTCGAGCCGGTGGACGAGGACGGGGCGGATGCCGTGAAACCAGAGGTCCCTGGCGATCGCCTCCGGGGCGAGCGGCGCGCAGGCGAGGAGCGCCTCGTGCTGTCCGAACCCCCAGCCGCTCTCGCAGATGTTCGTGCCGAAGGACCGCGCCAGGGCGAGGACGAGCTTGACGGGGCTTTTCCAGTTGCCGAGGTCGGGGTCGGCGTCGAGGGGGATATCGTCCAGCGCGGTCTCGCTGACGCGCGCCTGGAGTTTTTGCAGCACGTCGTGCCAGCGCTTGGACTCGAGCGTTTTGCGGCGGTCCTTCAACGGGGTCGGTTTGCCGCTGCCCCGCTGCGCGGGGGAGCGCATGCCGCGTCCGCGGCTGCCATCAACGGTCGATATCCAGATTCGCTTGCCGGCGTCGGGTCCGTCCACGACCAGGGCGGGCTTGACGTCGCCCTCGGCCTTGCCCTTGCCGGACTTCGGCGGCGTGACCTCGGTGTAGTCGTAGCCGGTGAGCGTCTCCTCCCGCAGCGGGGCGGGCGCGCTCGATCGGGTGAATTGCGGCGTGACGTACGCCAGGTCAGGGTGCTCGTTTTTGAGGCGCTCGGCCTGCGCCTGGAGCCAGGCGGCGCGCTTTCGCTCCCAGCACGCCTTGTCCAGGCAGCGGTCCTCCTCCGCCGGCGCGTCCTCCGTCTCGTGGAACAACAGCCCCTGGCACGAGCTGCGCTTGGGGCACTCGGTGCATGCGCCGGCGGCCTCGACCAGGGTCGCGTCTGCCGCGTCCCAGGGCGCGGCGACGATGCGGCGGAGGTACTCCTCGTCGAGGACGCCTTGCCAATCGGCGATAGAGGCCCCGGAGTCAACGTACGTGCGCATCGTCTCGAGTATCTCGTCCTGCGTCGGCGCGTCGAACCGCGCGATCAGCTCGAGGTGCCCGGCGGTGGCGGTGGCGAGGGGGTCCCAGTAGTCCTCCGCTTTCGCGAGTTCCTCGCGCCACTTGGGCGAGAGCGCGCGGAGTCTGCAGCGGAGGGCGACCCAGCGCGGGCTCTTGCCGAGCCTGGACGCGACGGCGGCGCGGTCGCCGTTGTAGATCTCGAGGAGGCCGGCGACGGTCTCGCTCTCCTCCAGGGGCGTCAGGTCCTCGCGCGCCCAGTTCTCCATGAGGGTCAGCTCGTACGCGCTCCTGTCGTCCATGTCCGGGTGGAGAATGCAGGGGATCTCGGCGAGGCCGGCGAGGGTCGCGGCGCGATGACGCCGCATGCCGGCGCGCAGGTCGAATTTGCCCTTGCGGCGCTTGTCCGGATGCGGCCGCACGTGGACGGGTACGAGCACGCCCTGGGCGCGGACGCTCTCGACCAGCTCCAGGAACGCGGGGCTCTGCTCGTCGAGGCGCCGCTTGTTGTCCGGCGTGGGAACGAGGTCGGCGACGGGCAGACTGACGAGCGTGGCGCCGTCGCCGGGCGCGTCCGCTGCGGTTTGAGGTTTGCGTGTTGCTGCCATGTTACGAGTCTCCTACAGGTATGGGTAGAACGAACGGGTTTAGTCCTCCTCGGCGCCCAGGTCGATCTGGCGTCGAATCTCGAAGAGCTCCTTGCGCGTGGCGAGCGTGGTTTTGCGGACGGCTCGGAGCGACGTGCTGAGGCTCTTGAATCCGGCGAGGACCTCGCGGGCGAAAGCGGCCTGGTCCTCGATGCGCGCGGCGAGCGCCTTGAATAGCTCGACGACGGAGGGCGGGTTCGCGGGGTCGAGGGGCGCGCGGCCGCGCTTGCCCGCGGGCTTGTTGTGCATGGCGCGATGGCGTCCGAGTCCGGCGGCGGATTTGAACGTGCGGTTGCACGTCTCGCAGACGTGTCCGCCGGTCGGCGCGGGGGTGTGTACGCGCAGGTGGCCGTTGAGGGCGCGGACGGTCTCGAACGATTTGCCGCAGACGCCGCACGTGAACGTCATGGTCCGGTCAGGCTCGGTCATGGTGAGAATCCTCTCTGTAAAGGGTGACAAAACAGGCGGGGATATGGACACGGGTTACCTCCAGAATTTGTCGAGGATGCGGGCGGCGATGACGACGACGGCGATGCAGCTCGCCACGGGCGAGAGCAGCAGGAAGACGAGGAGCGGCAGCGTGCCCGGCTCGATGGCGAGGCGGCGCGTGCCGCGGCGTCGGTCCCATATGAGGCCGGGCTCGACGAACGTCAGATAGAGTATATCTCCGACCGTGACGGCAACGGCGTAGACGATCCAGGTCATGCGCAGCTCCTTTCAAACAGCGACCTCCTGGACGGTGACGGAGGCGCGGCGCCTCCGGTCTCGGTTCGCGTGGGCGTCGGTCTTCCGAGCGACGCCGGTGATGGCGAGGGACGGGATGCGGTGTTCGAGTACGCTGATTGCGCAGAGGGCGAGGTACGTGGCGTCGAGGTAGTGGTTGTCGGCGCGACCTCGGACGGATTCCCAGATGTAATGGCCGGGCCCCTTCTCGATCTGCATCTCAGCGGTAAGGTGACGGGCGTAGGAGTGGTGGTCCTTTCGGTGGCGCGGGGTGAAGACCCTGACGGACCCGGGCTCGGCGGGCGCGAGGAAAAACCCGGCGTGGAGCTGTTGCTTGTAGGCGTCGGAGTGGGCCATGAATCGGCGCTGGCGTTCGCGGGTCTCGCGTCCGCGTTCGTCTTTGACGGGCTCGAGGCGGACGTAGCAGTTGCCGTCGCGAGAGAGCTGCGCCCCCTTGGGCGGGCGGAACGTGGGCTGATGGCGCTGGGTGCCGAGTCCCATGGCGGGCCACCAGAGATGCCCTGCCTCGCGACAGAACGTGTCGACGACGTGGCCCATCCACCTGGAGTCGAGAAGGGCGAGGGTGAGGGCGGCGGGTTCGCCGTTGGAACGCAGCCAGGGGTCGGCGAGCTTGTCGCGGAGGCGGCGGAGGCCTCCGAGGATGGCGAGCTCGAGGGCCTGGCGGCGGGTGTGGTCGTCGGGGGCGATGCGTCCGACGGGCGCGTCGATCTCCTGGACGCCGTAATCGACGACGCTGACGACGCGCCTGGGGGCGACGGCGGCGAGGGACCAGTGGATGCCGAACTTGTTGACGTCTCCGCCGGCGACGAGGGCGACGGCGTCATTGGGGACCTCGCCGCGCGGCAGGCCTGAGTGGGAGCGCTCGACGCGATAGGCGTCGAGGACGAGGGAGACGTCGGCGTCGGCGGGCTGCGGGGCATTCTGATACTCTGCCATGAATACCTCGACGCCGTCGTCGTAGTAGATGTTCATCGCGTGCTGAACGGCGGAGATCTCGTCCGCGTCCTGCTTGTAGCGGGCGCGCCATGAGGGTCGCGCGCCCCGGTCCATTCGCCGTCGTCGGCGTCTGTAGAACGCGTTGCAGAGCCGGTTGTCCTTGTATTTCTGCTGCGACTCGACGCGGAGATCGTGGTAGGTGTCCCAGAGCTCCATGTCGTCGGGCATGGATTCCATGAGGCGCCAGCGGGAGCGGTACCACATGGGGTAGCGCTGCGCGTCCAGGAAGCGGGAGGCGAGGTCGTCGGTCTGGATCACGGTGACGAGCATGACGGCCGCGACGCTGACGCCGGGACCGCCGAGCTGGAGCGCGTCGCGGGTGACC